GTCGGCTCACCAGGCACTACGCCTGCGACTTCCTTGGTTCTGTTGCAAGCCAACCAGAAACTTAACGAGTTCGCCACACCGATGGATCAGCGCTACGCAACGGTTAACCCCGCTGCCAACGCCGGTCTGGTTGAGGGCATGAAGGGATTGTTTAACCCAACCGGCACTATCAGCCGCCAGTTCAAAAACGGCATGATGGGTGAGGGCATTTTGGGTCTGGACGAGATCAATATGTCTCAGTCAATCAGCAACCACACGAACGGCGATTGGGGCACTGCCATCACTGTGACATCAACTGTCGCAACTCAAGGTCAAGCTACTCTGCCAATCAGCTTTACTGGTTCGAGCAAGACATGGAACGTGGGCGACGTATTCACCATTGGTGGTGTGTTTGCTGTTAACCCCCAGACTCGTCAATCGACAGGTTCACTCCAACAGTTCGTCGTAACTGCTGCTGTGACCGGTTCTTCGACAGCCACTCTGGACATCAGCCCACCTATCTTTACTGCTGCAAACGCCTTGGCTACTGTGAACTCGTTCCCACAAGCTTCTGCTGTTGTGACGATGGTTGGTTCGGCTAACACCGGCTACCCGCAAAACTTGATCTATCACAAAGATGCGATCTCGTTTGCTACGGCTGACTTGTTGCTGCCACAGGGAGTGGATATGGCTTCACGCCAAGTCCACAACGGTATTTCGTTGCGTATCGTGCGTCAGTACGACATCAACAACGACCGTCTCCCGTGCCGTATTGACGTGCTGTATGGCTACAACGCCATCCGTCCCGTCACAGCGGTTCGTCTCTGGGGCGCTTAATTAAGCGGGGGCTACGGCCCCCCTTTGTAACTTATTTAAAGGAAATTTATCATGGCACTTTCTAATGGCACAGGCGGTTATCAGGTCGGCGCAGGCGCAACTGACGAAGCAATTATGTTCGTTCAGGGCGCACCTCTTGCATTGGCTGCCGCAGCAACCGCAACGGCTGCACAACTGCAAAATGGCTTGTTTACTTTTGACGGCACCGCTGGCAACCTCACATTGCCAACAGTCGCTTTGTTGGAAGCAGATATGTCTAGCGCACAAAAGGTCAATTCTGCATTTGACTTCTTTGTGATCAACCTTGACGCAGCAGACGCTATTACTTTGGCTGTTGGCACTGGTTGGACTATCGTTGGTGCGGCGGCTGTTGCTGCTGCGACATCAGCTCAATTCCGCGCGCGCAAGACCGGCGACGGCACTTGGACTGCATACCGCATTAGTTAATGTAACGACCCCGCCCTTCGGGGCGGGTTTTACAAAGGAAAGAATATGGCTAATACTAAACCTATTGGCGTAGCTTTTGCGGATCCAGAACTTGTCTCTGGCACTACGATTGCTGGCGCTGTTATTACTGGTTCTACCGTTAGCGGTACGTTTACTTCAACTGCAACAACTGATGCTGTTGTGGCTAACGCTACTGCCGGTTTGTACTTTTTAACTATTGCTATCACAGCTAACACAACAACCACGACAGCCCCAAAAGGCTCAATTGGTACGACTTCAAATGCAACTGGTGCAGGAAAGATGTTTATTTCTGACGGCACTAAGTGGCAATTTGCTGCTATTACTTAATAGGGCGGGGGTCACAAGCCCCCGTTTCAACTTATGATTATTTATCTTAAACACCCCCTGCACGGTCAAAAAGTTGCTACTTCCGATACGGAAGCAGAATATGATGAAACAAACGGCTGGGTGCGCTACAATCCCGATACGCCAGAAGTAGAAGTAGCGGAGCCAATTAACGCGCTAAAACGTCGTCGTAAAACTACGGAGTAAACATGGCCACAACAGCCAATGACCAGATTAACGGCGCTCTGCGCTTACTCGGCGTGTTGGCTGAAGGTGAGACACCCTCGGCGGCTACATCGCAAGACGCACTTGCTGCGTTAAACCAGATGATCGACTCATGGAGTACTGAGCGATTGGCTGTGTTCTCGACCCAAGATCAAGTGTTTTCATGGCCTCCTGGTGCTATCTCCCGCACCCTTGGACCAACGGGTGACTTTGTGGGCGAACGCCCAATCTTGGTTGATGACTCCACATACTTCCGTGACCCTGCGTCTGGTATCTCCTACGGGCTTAAACTAATCAATCAACAGCAGTACAACGGTATTGCTGTGAAAACTGTGACCTCCACCTACCCACAGGTGATGTGGGTCAACATGGAATATCCAGACATTTATATGGCAGTGTATCCAGTGCCTACTAAGGTGCTAGAGTTCCACATTGTGTCGGTCAGACCATTGACAACACCCGCTAATTTGGCGACTGTCTTGGCGTTCCCACCAGGCTATCTGCGCGCTTTCCGCTATTGTTTGGCGTGTGAGATTGCGCCTGAGTTTGGTGTCGAGCCATCGCCCACAGTCATGCGGGTTGCCATGACCTCCAAGCGCAACTTGAAGCGCATCAACAATCCTGACGACATTATGTCTATGCCTTACTCGATTGTTGCAACGCGTCAACGCTTCAATATCTTTGCCGGTAACTACTAATGAAGACGCCTATCTTAGGATCGGCGTACGTTGCCCGTAGCGTAAATGCCGCTGACAATCGAATGGTAAATCTGTTCCCTGAGATCATCCCAGAGGGCGGTAAAGAGCCAGCGTTTCTGAACCGCGCGCCTGCGCTCAAGTTTCTAGCCTCTGTGGGGACGGGTCCCGTGCGTGGGCTATGGGTGCTAAAGGCTGACCCGACACGGGCGTTTGTGGTGTCTGGTAATGAGTTATACGAGATCAACAGCAGCTACACAGCTACCTTGCGTGGCACAGTAGCTGGTTTGGGTGCTGTGTCAATGGCAGACAACGGCAACCAAATTTTTATCGCTGCTAACCCCAAGGGTTACATCTTTAACACAGCCACTAACGTGTTTGCTGAGATTACTGACCCTGATTTCCCTGGTGCGGTGACCGTAGGCTATTTAAACAGCTACTTTGTCTTTAACCCACCAAACAGTCAAAAGTTCTACATCACGCAGCTTCTGGACGGCACACAGGTCGATCCATTAGACTTTGCCAGCGCTGAAGGCTCGTCTGACGGCTTAGTGTCGCTTATTGTTGACCACCGTGAGTTGTGGCTGTTTGGCACTGACTCGGTTGAGGTCTGGTACGACGCAGGCTTGGCAGACTTCCCTCTAGTTCGCATTCAGGGCGCGTTTAACGAACTCGGATGCGCGGCGGCATACTCTGTTGCCAAGTTGGATAACGGACTGTTCTGGCTAGGTTCTGACGCCCGTGGACAGGGTATTGTCTATCGTGCCAATGGCTACACTGGGCAGCGCATCTCTACTCACGCTGTCGAGTGGCAGATTCAGCAGTACGGCAACATCTCGGACGCAATTGCTTACACATACCAGCAAGACGGTCATTCGTTTTACGTCCTGATTTTCCCAAGCGCAAACACGACTTGGGTGTATGACGTAGCGACACAGGCTTGGCATGAGCGCGCAGGGTTTGAAAATGGCGACTTTACTCGTCATCGTTCTAACTGCCAGATGGCGTACAACAATGAAGTGATCGTGGGCGATTACGAGAACGGCAACATTTACGCTTTTGACTTAAATGTGTTTGCCGACAACGGGCAACCCCAGAAGTGGCTGCGCTCATGGCGCGCGCTTCCAACGGGTCAGAATAACTTGAAGCGCACAACGCAACACTCAATGCAGCTAGACTGCGAGACGGGTGTTGGTCTAAATAATGGCCAAGGCGAAGACCCACAACTAATGCTGCGCTTTTCTGATGACGGTGGTCACACTTGGTCAAACGAGCATTGGAAGTCAGGCGGCAAGATTGGCGTATACCAGAAGCGCGCCATCTGGCGTCGTTTGGGTATGACGCTTAAGCTGCGTGATAGGGTTTATGAGGTGTCTGGGACTGACCCAGTTAAGATCAGCATCATGGGTGCTGAACTTATATTGAGTGGTACAAATGCCTAATATCACCGAGATCATCCCGCCGCGAGTACCGCTTGTCGATGCGCGCACGGGGATGATTGCGCGTGAATGGTATCGGTTTTTCTTTAACCAATTCCAGATATTAGGTGGTGGCACGGGCGTTATCCCCCCAGATTCAGGCGGTACAGGTACTTCCACTGTTCCGTTAATCGGACAAATCTTAATTGGTAACGCTAGCGGCACTTATACGGTCACAGACCTAACGGCAGGCGTAGGGCTTTTCCGCATTAATGGCGACGGCTCTCTTACGGTTGGAATCGACGATACCGGCGTGGTTGCCGGTTCTTATGGCTCTGCGTCCTCGGTAGCAGAATTTACTGTAAACGATCAAGGTCAACTGACGGCAGCAACCGACACGGCGATTGCAATTGACGCCTCACAGATTGCTAGCGGCACGTTAGGTGTTGTGCGAGGCGGTACAGGTCAAAGCACTTATACAGACGGTCAATTATTGATCGGCAATAACACAGGCAATACGCTAACTAAGAGTACCTTAACGGCTGGGGCAGGCATTGCAATTTCTAACGGACCTGGTGCCATTACGATTGCGACTAGCGGAATATCTGTAACGTCTGCACCGGTCACTAAGGTGGCAGACTTTAGCGTTGCGTCAACTGACACTTGGATCATCAATAACAAGTCTGGGTCAACGTGTACAGTAACGCTGCCAACGGCTGCTACCAATACAGGTCGTGTTTTGTTTTTCCAGAATTACCAAAGTCAGTTTCTTGTCTCTGCGTCGAGTAACGTGGTGCCAAAAGCAGGCGGTGCAGCGTCAACGGCAATTCTTGCTAATCAGTCTGGCGACAACGCAACTTTGGTATGTGATGGCACTAATTGGATTATGACTCAGTACACGCCAAATAACATATTGCTTTTGGAATAACAAATGATCTTTTATTGGCAAAACATAGCGTCTGCGGTTAACATTCTTGTGTTATATCAGGATATTGCATAATGAGTCATTTAGAGTCTTTGCGCAGCGCATTTCAGACTACGTTACAACTGCCTGATTTGGCTGTTGAGTGGCTTTTGATGCTGTACGAGACAATTCAATTGTTGGATGATTGCGCTGATGGTGACAAGATTCAACGATCTGACTTAGATTCAGTCATTTGGGCTTCTTTAGTTGCTATGCCGTCAAATGTGTTTTATTTGGCAAATCAGAAAGAATTAGCGTCTGCTGTTGCCAATATGATCTTAAAATGGCAAGCGTCTGATAAAGTAGAGCGAACAGGCAAACATGACGAAGTGTCTTTTGTTTGGCGCGCTGGGTACTACGATGTTGTGCTAACTGTTGTTCGGTTGTGCCACGGAGTAGCAATTGCGCACCAATGCGCTGCCGATGTAATGCGATTGTACGGCGAAAAATATAGCGATTATGTAAAGGAGTTTGATAATGCCTGATCCAATTAGCGGCATGGCAGCAGCCAGTGTTGTAGGTTCCGTTGTTAGCGCTGGCGCGGCTGGTAGCGCAGCTAGCACACAAGCTAAAGCCGCCGACCGCGCTGCTGAATTGCAAAACGAGCAGTATTTAAAAAATATTGAACTGCAAGAGCCGTTTCGACAAGCGGGTCTGCTTGGGCAAAACCGACTAATGACGTTGCTTGGTTTGGGCGGCGAAGGTCAGTACGACGATACAGCGTACAACAAAGCCCTTGCCGACTACAACGCGCGGCTATCCGCAATTGATCCGTCCCAGTATATGTCAGGTGGCACAGCCGGAGGCTATGTAGGCAGCAGCGGTGGTGAGTCTGACAGTATGGGCTACTACCAACCAGACACTGGTGGCACGTTTGATCAGAGCGCATATGACGCAGCCCGCGCAGGGCTTGTTGCGCCTGATCGTGAAAAGTTTAGACTTACTGGCGGCAATGCTGCTGACCCGATGTTTGGCAAATACGCCACGGCTGAGTACACGCCTGAAATGTTTGCCAAGGGCATGGATCCAGGTTACCAATTCCGCCTAGCTGAAGGCATGAAAGGACTTGAACGTAGCGCTGCTGCCAGAGGAGGCCTTTTGTCTGGGGGTACTTTGAAAGGCATACAGCGTTACGGTCAAGATATGGCGTCGCAAGAGTACACCAATGCCTTTAATCGTTACCAAGCCGAGCGTACAGGCACGTTAAACCCATTCCAAGCAATGGCCGGTCAAGGTCAGTCTACTGCTAACACACTCAGTAATCTTGGGATGAATTACGCCAACCAAGCTGGTGAGGCGTACATGGGCGCTGGTAACGCAAGAGCGTCAGGTTACGTTGGTCAAGCGAATGCGCTTAACCAAGGCATCAGCGGAATATCTAATATGTATTTCCAGAATCAATTGCTTAACCGCTTACCAAAGCCTGGATCAACAGCCGGTGGATGGACTTAAGGATATATTATGCCAATTAACCCAAACATTGCACTGGGCATTCAGCCTGTTCAGCAACCTAATATGCTTGGTCAGATGGCTCAAGTCATGGCTATCCGTGCTGCCCAACAAGAAATGGAAGGCAGTGAAGCAACGCAAAATTATTTTGCTAAACCAAAAGAATTACGCGGTGATGCATCACAATTGCTTGGCACAAAGCAAGGGCAAGCAGCGTACAAAGCTCTTAACGAAGGACAAATTAAACAACTTGAAGCCGAACAAAAAAAAATTAATTTGGTGGGTGCGGGCGCAGGCGCTGTTTTGGAAAACCCAACAATGGAAACTTTTACAACTGTAGTTTCTGATTTGGTTAACAGAGGAATATACACGCCTCAACAACGCGATCAAGCGTTTGCAGCTATTGGTAACGACCCCTCAAAAATTAAAGCATTTGTAACACCGATATTTAATCAAGCAATTTCTGCTGAAAAAAAATT